CAGCCGGCGCAGAAATAGCAGCGGCAACAGAGTCACATATTGTGTCACAGCGTTCAACTAACAAGTTTAACGTTACTGACGGAACCAAGACTGAAGTTTGTACACTAGTTAACAAAACACCTGGAGCATTAGCTGCAAGTGAATTTTGTATTAATATTGCAGACAGTGTAGGTAATACTAAGCAGATTACTAAACTTCGCAATAGAACTATGCAAGTTGAAGCTGGCACATCATACGTAGCAAACGCTAAATGGGCCAGAACAGCTACAGGCAAAAGTGCAGTACAAGAAAGACCAATCACAGGTGCAACAGCAGCTAATCCAGTTGTTATTACATCTAACGGTCACTCTCTTGCAAACGGAACTAAAGTTTCGATTCGCGGAGTAGTTGGCATGGTAGAGCTTAACACTGATGTCGCATACACAGTAGCAGGTACTGCAACAAATACTTTCCAATTAGCAGGTATAGACGGCGGCGCATTTACTGGATATACATCAGGTGGTGTAGCAACAGTAGCAGCAGTTGAAACTGGTGGTATTGTAGTTGACGCACAGATTGAGTAACAGGATATATTAAATGTCTAAGTTTGTAAATGTACCACAAGGAAATTATAGTCTTGCCGTTCAAAGCGGTGGGACTATAACTCTTAGTACTGGGTTTCAACAAGGAACTACAACTATTACCGGTAATTTAGTTGTACAAGGTGATACCACCACAGTAACTTCTCAGAATTTAGATATTAAAGATAATATTCTAACACTAAATTCAGGAGAAACTGGCGCAGGTATTACACTTACTGATTCTGGTTTAGAAATGGATCGTGGTACATATGTTAATGCGTTATTTACATTTAATGAAGATATAACATGGTCAGATCCTGTTACAGATACAACAAAAACAGGCGGCTTTGTTTTCAAAGATGCAAACAATGCTCTTATAGGCATAAGGACAAATAATATTAATACCGGTGGCGGAGATTTATATTTAATAAACTCCGGCACAGGTACTGTTAGTGTTACTGGTACAACAAACTACGAAGCACAAGTTACAGACGATGATGATTTAACAAATAAAAAATATGTTGATGATTCAATTACAACTGCATTTAGTACAGTTAATATTTCTACAATTGGTGCTGGTAATGTAGGTACACAAACAGCTATAGCAATATCTGATGTTGATATTACTGGAAGTCCTAGTTATATTAATTTTAATATTGACGGTAATGTTAATGCAAAATTGTTTGAAGATAAATTTGAATTCCAAGAAGTAAGAATAGTTGGATCAATTATCGAAACAACAGTTAGTAACCAAGACTTGGTTATAAGTTCCCCAGGCACAGGAGTTGTGCAAGTTGATGATACACTACATGTAAGACAAGCTGTTTCAGTTCCAACACAACCAGCAGATGGTAATAAACTTTATATGACAACTGAGTCATATGGTCAAACTGGTATTTTCTTCGTAAACGCACAAGGAACTAGAGACGAACTGATAAGTAAAAATAGAAGCATACTTTATAGTATGCTATTTTAGGAAATAACATGGCAATTATATCAGCACAAATTAAAACAACAAATACTGACATACTAGATCCAGCAGGAGCAGGCAGTCCAGCAGGAGCAGTACCAACAGGAAAAACTTATGCAATTACAAATATTTTAGTTTGTAATAATAGCACAAGTGCAGCTGCTACTTTTGATATGCATTTAGTTAAATCAGGAACAGCGTTATCTAATGCTGTAACAAGAGTAGTACATGACTTATCTTTACCTGCCAAAGAAACCTTTACATTCGATAGCGAAAAAATTATCTTAGAACAAGGTGATAAAATTGTATTAATTGGCTCTCCTGATATAGGTGCAGCATTAACCAATTTATCTGCTACAGTAAGTTATTTGGAAGTATAATCATGAGATTCATTAAACAACAAAGCACTAATACACGAGGTGCTCCGGGCACTGGTATTAGATACGATGTAAATAATCAAGCAGTTGTTGACGGAACACAAGCAATTGTTGTACCAATTGGTACAACAGCACAACGACCATCATCTGCAATAAACGGTCAATTAAGATATAACTCAACTGAAGGCGAGTTTGAAGTATACGAAAGTAATTCTTGGAAAAACTTAAGATATGCTGAACCTAATCCAATTGGAATAACACAACAAAACTTAGGTGCTGGCGATGGCACTGAAACTACTTTTGGAGTTCTAAACTCCGGAGACGCAGACTTTCCAGCACCTGCAACAGCAGCAAGCGTAATAGTACTTGTTGAAAATGTATTTCAAATTGGTACAACTAACTATACCCTTGTACAAAACCCAAGTTCAGGTCCAAATACTCCATATGCTTCAGGCTGGTATATTGTGTTCAGTGCAGCAGTTCCTACAGGCAAACCAGTAACAGTACTACACAACTTCGACAAGTAATTCCTATAAATATAGTATAGGAGTTAATAATGGCGTTAGGTAGAATTGGTGGCGGAGTTCTAAAAGATAATTTAGAACGTAACGGATCAAATTTAAATTTTAAAAATACAAGCGGTGCAACTGCACTACTTCATCTTGATGTTACTAATAAGAAAATAGGTATTAATACCGAGTCTCCTGCTACAGGATATTCTTTAGATATTCCAACAGCGTTAGTTAGTACAAATCTAGTTTCGAATAATGCTAACATACAAAATTGGACTCTTGACACTAATAGAATATATCAAAACAGTGGAGATATAAATCTCAGCGGTGCAAACGGTGTTTTTCTTTCAGGATTAGTAACAGACAATCTAACAGTTAACTTTAATACATTTAGATCTAATCAATCTAACGAAACTATAAGTCTAGAGCCTAGTGGATCTGGAACAGTTGAAATGTATGCTGACTGGAATTCAACAGGAAATATACATGCTACTGGAAATATTACATTTAGTGGTGATTTAGTTTTAGGTGATGATGACACTGACTCTGTTATTTTTCAAAGTGATGTAAACAGCCATATACTTCCTGATGTTAATGATGTATCAGAATTAGGATCTTCTAGTAAGTATTGGAATAATCTACATGCAGCTACATTAAACTCTGGGTCTATTGCAACTCCAGAACTTTCTGTTAACACAAATGTACTAATAGCAACTCAACTTAATAGTAATTTAAACATATCACATACAGTCAATGGTAGAGCTGTTGATATCAATTTAGTAATGATCGAAGATGGAACTATATCTACGTTAGGCGGACCAATAGGGTTTAATGTAACTAATGAATTAAATATTTCATCAACAACAGCATTAACATTGCCAGTAGGTGATACTATAGCTCGTCCTTCAACAGAAGGCGGACTTAGATTTAATAATGCTGCATCCTTATTTGAAGGGCGGGCAGATACAGGATATATGCCATTAGGCGGCGTATATTCAGATGATATCCAAACTAGCTTAACTGCACATCCTACTAATGATACTTTAAATTTTGTTGCTAATAATACTAGTTCAGGATCAATTGACTCATCAGGAATAAATTTAAGAGCGTTACAAGTTGATGATATAAATTTAAACGCAAGTACAGTAACTACTTCAACTGCTAATACTAATTTAAATATTACACCTAATGGTACAGGAAGTGTTGTAATAGGTACTACAAAATTTAAGCAACAAACAATAACTAATAATTCAAATGGTGCTTTAGAATTTCTTCCAACTGGCAAAGGTTACTTTAAAGCAGGGGTAACAGGAGCAATGGTTATTCCGTTTGGAACTGACGGGAATCGTTGGTCCAGTCCAGCTATAGGTGATACCAGATGGAACACTGATCAAAGTGTGTTAGAAACATGGAATGGATCTACGTACATTTTATCAGCAGGTTCAGGAGGCACTGTTTCAGAAGAATATATGAATGAACTTGCTCTCCAATATACAATTATACTGGGTTAATTAATCTAACATTTCGATAAATACTATTGCTGCAACGTATGACCAAATACATGCAGTGACACACTGTGGTTAACCAGCAAAGAGTCGAAAGACTGTGAATTTGGCTAGAGGGACAGGATCCCCGTATTGAGGAGAGAAGATGGCTATTGGTCGCATTAGTGGTCCGCTCTTAAAAGCAAATTTGCTCCGTGAGGGCGTAGATCTAGCTTTTGAGACGAATTTACTATATCTAGATGTTAATAACAGCCGCGTTGGTATCAACAACGCAAGTCCCCAATACGATTTAGACGTTACTGGCACAACAAGAACCCCTGGATTACAAGTAAGCGGATCAAGTACTTTTGGTGCTGTGCAATTTAGTGGAAACACTATCAGCACAACTGCACCTACATTAATTTTAGGAACAGCAGATAATGTTGTTTATAATAAAAGACTAACAATTGATTCAATCGATATTACTAATAACGTTATTTCAACAAACGCATCTAATGCTAATATAGAATTTGTTCCTAATGGTACAGGAACTGTGGAAATAATTGGTAATACAAATGTACACGGAAATATTACAGCTACAGGAAACATTACTGCAAACGGAAATATTACCATTGGCGATGCAGACACAGACAATGTAACATTTAATGCTGACATTGCAAGTAATATTATTCCAGATGCTAATAATACATATAACTTAGGTGCAGCTTCAAAGAAATGGAATAATGCTTATATTAATGACGCTATAGTTACACAGGGTAATATTGGCGACATAAACATTGCTACTAATATTATACAAACTAGTGTTTCAAATGCTAACTTAGAACTTAGAGCAAACGGCACAGGAAGTGTTGTAGTTGATAATTTAAGCTTTAAAAACAGAACAATTACGAGTACAAGTGATCTTATACTTGCTCCTAATAGTGGTAATGTAAATATAACAGGTACAGGATCTTTAAAACTTCCAGTTGGAACAACAGCACAACGTCCAACTGCTGCACCTGGTAAAGTTAGATATAATAGTGACACAAATAATTTTGAAGGCTATAACGGATCAAATTGGATCGTTCTTAACGGTGTGCAAGACTTAGATGGAAATACTAAAGTTACAGCAGAAGCAACGCCTGGAGCAAACGACGACACAATTAGATTTAATATTGCTGGAAGTACTGTAGTAGATATTACAAGCACTAGATTAAATGCTCCTAGAATAACAGTTGACGATTTAATACTTGACGCAAATACTATTAGTACTGGTACAGCTAATACAGATTTAAATTTAGATGCAAACGGTACAGGAAGTGTTGTATTTGATGGGTCGCTTGCAATAAAAAATAATACTATAACAAACTTAACTAATAATGGAATAACTCAGTTTAATCAAACTGGAACTGGATATGTTAAATTTGGTGGTACAGGAGGATTTGTTTTACCTGTAGGAACCTCAGAACAAAGACCAGGAACAGTAGAAACAGGAATGGTAAGATATAATACAGTAGAATCAAGAGTTGAAGTTTACGATGGTAGCTGGGGATCAGTTGCAGGAGCAGGCGCTGGTATATCTCAAGGTGATGCTGAAAATATTGCGTTAGAATTAGTGATTAGTTTAGGATAATAACATGGCAACAACGTTTAGAAACAAAGTAGTAAAAGATATTGGAACGCAAAAAATAATTGCAATAACAACTAACGCTAGTACACGTTCGACTATCATTGGTATTAGTTTAGTGAATACAACTAAAGGTGCAGTAAGTATTAGCTTACTAATAGGCGACGATGCTAGTAGTGAAGGTTACTATTTAAAAGATGTACTTCTTCCACCTAAAGGATCATTAAAACCATTGGGTCCAGCAGAAAAATTAATTTTAGCACCAAACAACACATTATTACTACAGTCAAATAAAGCTGATTCAGTTGACGCTGTATTAAGTTATGTAGATATTGTATAAGGAAAAGTAAATGGCATATGTAGGAGCATCACAAGAACAATACTTTATGCAAAACGGCCAAAGGTTCTTTTACGGATTGCGTAGAACCGATAACGGTGAATTGTTTATGGGCAAAGTAGATCAATTATCTCAAGATGATGTAGTTCAAATTAATAAAATTGGTGACCCTGTTGACAATTATCCTAACTTTGAACAAGGGCAAGAGTTTTATGAAGGTAGAGATTACTTACATAATTTAGTATACGAAAATTTAAATTATGAACAGTTTAAACACGATGACAGAGATATTTTTTACTATGTAAATGATGAAGGTGAATTGTGTGTTAGAGTTAACGAAAACCACGATTATGATGATGGCTCATCATCGAGTGGACTATAAATATAATAGGTAGGAATAAGTAATGGCAGATTTTAACTTAGATAGAATTAGATTTAGATGGAAAAACATCTGGGCTAACACCACTGTATATCGAAAAGATGATATTGTACACTATCAAGGTAAAGCATTTGTTTGTATAATAGGGCATACATCTGATACGCTTTCTACAGGATTCTACACAGATTTAAATCATGCTAGTCCTAAATGGGAACTACAATTAGATGGATTTGTATGGAGAGGAAACTGGGTAAATTCAACTTTTTATAGTGTAGGTGAAATAGTTAAATGGGAAGGATATGTTTACAGATGTATTACTTCTCATACTTCAAATGTTGTTACATCACAAGGCGTACATACAGATTATTCTAAATGGGAAGTACTTGCTAAAACTTATAACTGGCTTAATACATGGGCACCATCTTCATACTATGACCTAGGTGATGTAGTAACTTATGGCGGTATTACATATCGTGCTATAGCAAAACATACCGCTTCTGGTTCTTTTGCTTTAGGTTTAGAAGACGACCAAGCAAGTTGGGAAATTGAAACAAGATCCGACAATTGGAGATATGATTGGACTGTTAGTACTCGTTATCTTGTTGACGATGTTGCAAGGTATAATGGTATTGTATATCGTTGTTTACAAGGACACACGTCATCAGCAACAGACGCCCTTGGGTTAGAAACAGACCAAGCTAAGTGGGAAATTGTATATGACAATTTTGAATATAAGACCGCTTGGGCAACTGCAACAAGATATAGAAAAAATGATTTAGTAAAATATGGCGAAACATTATTTAAATGTTCAGTGGGACATACATCAGCGGACTTATTTAGAACTGACGAAGCAAGTAGTTACTGGACAGTATGGTTACCAGGATTCGGATACGAGCTACTATGGACATCTGGAACAGAATATCAAATAGGTGATATTGTACTGTACGGTGGATACGTATACACATGTTTACAAAACAACTTAAACAGCCAACCTAGCTTAAATGGTAAAATTCAAAATACTGGTAACTGGGAATTATTAAAAGAAGGGTATAAGCACCAAGGGTTATATAATCATGCAACACCATACTACACTGGTGATCTTGTAAGATTTGGTGGCTACTTACAGATTTGTATATCAAACTCTACAGGTGAATATCCTGATACTTCAAATAAATGGCAAATACTTGTTCCTGGACATAGATGGAGAAGTGATTGGATAGATGCCTTACAATACGAAATTGGCGATATTGTTACATATGATGCTACTGCTTACTATTGTATACTAAGACACACTGGTGCAGAATCTGATAATAGACCAGATTTAGATGTCTATGAAAATGCAAACGAAAATTATTGGCAAATAATGTTACAGGGTATTACCGGTAACGTATTAACTACAGATGGCGATATTAGAGTTAGAGATTCTAGTCAGACTGAAAGACTAGCAATTGGTAATGCAGGCGCCACATTAAAAGTAATTGGTGGTGATACTATATGGCAAGACTTTGGGCCAATATCAAACGTTTACTATGTTGCGCCTAGTGGGTTAGATTCACAAACAAACGGAAGAACATCTAACGGTCCGTTCAAGACAATAAAATATGCATGCGATTATATTAATCAAGATTGGGCTGCTAGAGCTCCTGCAACTATATATGTTACAGCAGGATATTATAATGAACAGATACCAATCCAAGTACCTAGACAAACAACACTAGTAGGTGACGAATTAAGAAGTGTAACAGTACAACCAGTTACCGGACTTGAAGCAAATAATATGTTTTATGTTAGTAACGGCTCTGGCATACGTAATATGACGTTACAAGGTATTACAGGAACATTAGGAACTGTTAATGCATATGGAACTAAGCGTCCAAGTGCAGGTGCGTTTGTAAGTTTAGATCCAGGAGCAGGGATAGCTGATACTACTGTACATATTACATCTAAATCACCATATATACAAAATGTAACAACGTTTGGTACAGGATGTATTGGATTAAAAGTTGACGGTAATTTACATAATGCAGGCAATAAATCAATTGTTGCTAACGACTTTACGCAAATTATAAGTGACGGCATTGGTTATTGGGCATCTAATAATGGTAGATCAGAACTTGTTAGTGTGTTTACGTACTACTGCCATATTGGTTACTTGGCAGACGAAGGTGGCAAACTACGTGCAACTAATGGTAATAACTCCTACGGAACATATGGTTCTGTAGCTGAAGGATTTGATCCAAACGAAACAGCTATTACAGGACTAGTAAATAACCGATCTGCTGAAGCAAATGGTAATGTACTTACTGATAACGTAAACATGTTATTAGGAATAGAATATAAAAATGCTGGTACTAACTACACTGCCGCAGGAACTTCGGTAACATTTGCAGGTCAAGGCGTCAACGCAGCTGCAAGTTTCCAAGAAACTAGAGACGATGGAGTCTATGAAGTTATACTAACTGACCCGGGTGATTCTAGTAAGCCCGGCGGCAATAACTATCAATTTAAATTAAACTCTGCACAAGACGGAAACTTAACTAGTATTACTCTAGCGGCTTCTGACACTGACGGAACTAATGCAAAGTATCAAGGGTTAAGAGTATTCATAAAAGAAGGCACTGGCGTAGGCCAATATGGTTATATTGCTAGTTATAATTCAGCATCTAAAGTAGCACAAGTTAGTAGAGAATCAGATGATTCACCAGGTTGGGATCATATAAATCCAGGATGGCCAATTGAAGTAGACCTAACTACATCAACTAGATATAGTTTAGAGCCTAGAGTAACATTTAGTGATCATACTTTAGTAGCTACATCAGCTACTGCTCCTAGTAGTACTAACTGGACAGAGGTAATTTGGTTTCCTGCAGGTAATAGCTATGTCGCATTTACTCAAGGATCTACAGTATATTCATCTCACTCAACAGACGGGTTATCTTGGAGTACACCAGTAATTAGAATAGCTAGCCGCAATGTTACAAAAGTAATATCAGACACTAACGGAAGTAGAATACTTATTTGTACAACTTTGGGTGTGTATAGCTTCAATACAGCAAATTTATCTAATACTAACGTATGTCCAACAATGAGTGCAGCGTTTAGTTCTGCTAACATTCGCGGCGCAGCAATTAAAGAAGGTTCTACAATTTTAGTAACTGGAATAAATTCACATTCACTTTACACAACCACTGACTTAAACGCAGGAACATTTAGAACTGTAACAGGAGCAGCGGCAGGCGGCACACATAACTATAAAAGAGTTGCATTTGGACCAGGAGTTGGGTCTACTACTGGCGGAACCTTTGTTGCTATTAATGAAGGAACGTCAGGTGGTGTTGCTATGAGCTCAGATCTCGGAGCAACATTTTACCAGTTTAATGCCGGAGCAACAGGAAGACTACCAACAGGTTATACTGACATAGCATTTGGTAATGGTAGATTTGTTGCTATTGATCCAGGCGATGCTAGTAGTTTAACAAAAACAGCAATTAGTTTTGATAGCCTAACTTGGTACGAGCATACTATACCTGGTGCAACTGATTATTTAAAAATAGAATACGGTGGCGGAACATTTATGGCCACTGGAACTGGAACACAAATTGCAAAGTCACAAGATGGAGTTGTGTGGAGAATCACTAGTGACGACAGCACTGACTTTGTTACTACAGAAAGTGCTAGCTGGTCCGCACAAGCATACAGTCCTACACTACAAAAATGGAGTTTAGTTGCAAGTAATAATGCTAACTGGAATACAGTATCTGGATGGGGAGCAAAACCATTTGCAAGGGCAGTAGTTGCTTCAGATAAAATTAACGAATTCCTTATGTACGAACCTGGCAGTCAGTACACAACAGCACCAACAGTCACAGTTTATGACTCCCAAGCAACGATTTATTCGACTCAAATATCAAGAATTGGCGATGGTGTATTATCACAGCCGGTGTTTTCTAATAGAGGAACAAGTTACATCACAGCTACAGCAGTAATTACAGGTGATGGATATGCAGACAGTTTCCAAATTGGAAAAACATTAAATTTATCAAACGTTAGCTTAGTTCCAGGACCTGGAGACAACTTGGTTATTAATGAAATTAATGATGTTAACTATAAAGTTTCAGAGGTTATTTCACAGACAGGAAGTGCTCCAAACTTTACAGTTAAAATAACAATTAGTCCTACATTGGGTAGAGCAGAATCTCCAATACACGGAGAATCAATTACTATTAGACAGCAATATAGCCAAGTAAGATTAACTGGGCACGACTTCTTAGATGTAGGAGCTGGTAATCTTACAGACACTGATTATCCGGGAAGGTATGTTGAAGGATATTCCGCTGCCAACGATCCTAAACAACAAAATGAAGTTTTAGAAGCAAACGCAGGTAGAGTATTTTATACTTCAACTGATCAAAATGGTAACTTTAGAGTTGGTGAACAATTTAAAGTAGAACAAGATACAGGCATTATTACTATTGCTGCTTCGCAGTTCAACTTAACAGGACTATCACAGTTAACACTAGGTGGTATTGTTGTTGGAGGAACTCAAGTTGTTATTAATGAATTCTCAAAAGAATCAACGTTTATTGCTAATGCTAATAATATTGTTCCAACACAACGAGCTATAGGTAGATATCTTGAATCAAGAGTATCCGGTGGAACCAGCAATGCTAACGCTACAGTATTAGTAGCTGGTACAGTTCACATATTCGGAAATACGATTACAACAACGTCTGGGTTGCCAATAACAGTAACATCTAGACAACACTTTACAAAACCTACTAAAGGTAATATGGCTGCATTGCAGTTCTTTGGTCATGGAATGGATAGTGCAAACGCAAGGACAAACATATAATGATAAATATATATAAGGTTTATGGAGTGCTAAATGGCTGAATTTAAGTTAGGTAGAATTAGGTTTATATGGAAGGGAACATGGACAACTTCCACCACCTATTACAAAGATGATATTGTTAGAAACGGCGGAAATACATATATTTGTATTAAAGGTCATGCGGCCCCGGCATTGTTTTCAACTAGTCAATCAACATATTGGAATAAAAGTTCCGATGGTCAAGAATGGAAAAGTGATTGGACTATAAACACTCTTTATAAAATTAATGACATTGCTAAGTATGGCGGATACTTATATATTGCAACTGCTGAACATACATCAGCAGCAAATATAACTTTAGGTTTAGAAGCAGATTCCGGAAGTTGGGATTTATTTGCAGAAGGTTTTGATTACAAAGTAAACTGGATTATTAATACTCGTTATAAAGTTAATGATATTGCAAAGTACAACGGTACTGTTTATATTTGTATTACAGCACACACGTCATCGGCAACAAATGCCCTTGGATTAGAAGCAGATCAATCTAAATGGAATATTTTCTCCGAAGGTCTTTTTTGGAGACAGGATTGGGTTGCTAGTACAAGATATAGAAAAAATGATCTTGTACGTTATGGTGGACAAGTTTATGTTTGTAATCTTGGACACACATCTGCCGCTACTGAAGCACTTGGTTTAGAAAATGATCAATCAAAGTGGGATTACTTAAACAAAGGCCTAGAGTACAAAGTAGAATGGTCAGATAGTGTTCGATATAAAATTAATGACATTGTTAAGTATGGCGGAGGTACATGGATTTGTACAACTTATCATACTAGTCAAGCAACGTTCGCAGCAGACGAAAGTAAATGGGCACAGTTTGTTGAAGGGTTAGAATTTGAGGATACATGGAGCGGTACTACAACATATCAACCAGGTGACTTTGTTACTTATGGTGGGTACTCTTATGTTGCTAAAACAAATAATATAGGAAACGGACAGCCGTCAACTAATACTACAGACTGGGACTTATTTACAACAGGATTTAAACATGCACAAGATTGGGGCGATGATAGTGCTGCAGAAGAGTATGCTGTTGGTGATGTAGTAAGACTTGGCGGATTTACATATCTATGTATTTTAGATCATACAGGACAGCGACCACCAAGTGCAACACATTGGGAACTACTTAACGAAGGTTTCAAATGGAAAAACACTTGGACAGACGCAACACTTTATGACAAAGGCGACTCAATCAAATATGGCGTAAACAGCTATGTTTGTATACTTGCACACACATCAGCTACGGCATCTAATAGACCAGACGTAGATAGTGGTACATATTGGAATGTATTAATTGCTGGTGCAGAATCAGGAAACTTAACAACACAAGGCGACATAGTTTACTACAGTGGCTCAGGTCCAACGCGACTTCCAGTTGGAACTACAGGTCAAGTACTTAAAGTTAATACCGCAGGTACTGCACCAGAATGGGGATATTTTGGTAGACTTAATAATATTTATTATGTGCATCCAGGCTCAGGCGTAGATGCACCTGCAAGTGATTACGGACTTACATTAGACCGTCCTTGGAAAACAATCCAATTTGCTACACAACAAATTTGGGATGGTGCTGAACGTCCAGCAGCTAAACGATTACTACATATTAATAGAAGTTTTATTGCACAAGATGCTGTAGAATTTGTAGACCATGGTATTGCAAACGTAACAAGTCCTTACTCAGGATCATTTACATATACAAAAGCAACTTGGTTAGTATTAGTTGGAAGATTAGTTGACGCATTAGTTTATGATTTAGGGCATAGTGGCAATGTACGCACACGAGCATTAACAACAGCTATACATAACGATTCTACCATTACAGGTAAGAAAGTAGAATTTAATGCAATGATTGCTAGAGCATTGGTTGTTATAGATGCTGTATTAACTAATGTAGCACCTACAGCTAATTATCAAACGCTAAACAGTAATATTATAGCTACGCAACAAACAGAAGCAGCACAAGCAGAACTAGCAGACGATTTGTCAACAGCTACAACACTTTCAGGCATTCTTACAGCGGCAGTTACAGCAGGCAATGTTAGTAGCATGGCATCAGCTGTTGTACCAAATAACTCGCTATATATTAAAAGCGGAACGTTTACAGAAACACTTCCAATAATTGTTCCAGCAAATACTGCACTTATTGGAGACGAGTTACGGTCAACTAAAATTACGCCAGCAGGTATACAGACAGGAGCAGCTGATGTTCCAAAGAGCATAGCAGCTATTGCAAGATTACAAGCAATTATGCCCTCCGTTGTTACTAACGCTAGTATTACTAGATCATCAGGCAATGCTGTAACTCAAGTAACAACAAGACCGGCAGGATCATCAGCAGCAGGCACAGCAGCAGCAAACTTACTTCAAGAATTGCAAGATTATATTGACTATCGTGTTAACGGTGTTTCAGGTGACTCTACAGTTCCTACTACAAGAGGTACTAACACTGCTGAAACATCAACAGCATATACTTTTGCTGCAGAATGTATTGAAGCAAACAGAGCATTCTTAGTAGCAGAAGTACACGCATATATTGCAGTAAACTATCCAAGTTATTCGTATACTATTGCAGCTTGTACAAGAGATGTTAACAGATACTTAGATGCAGTAAAATATGATATAATTTATACAGGTAACTGGAGAACATTAACAGGTGCAGAACTTTATGGTAATTCAGTAAGTGGTAGTGCAGCTGAAAATATGTTCTATATGCGTAATGGCACTGGACTTAGAAACTGTACAGTAAGTGGATTAATAGGAACTTTAGGTAGTGCAAACGCATACGGAACTAAACGTCCGAGTGCAGGAGCATTTATAAGTTTAGATCCGGGATACGGTCCAGCTGATACAGAAGCATGGATTGCTACTAGATCACCATATATACAAAATGTAACAACATTTGGTACTAAATGTATTGGTCTAAAGATAGACGGAGATTTACACGATGGCGGCAACGATTCAATTGTTGCCAACGACTTTACACAAATAATTGACCAAGGTATCGGTGCTTGGGTAACTAACTTAGGAAGAGCAGAACTTGTTAGTGTGTTCTCCTACTATGCACACATTGGTTACTTGGCAGAAAACGGCGGAAAGATTCGAGCAACAAACGGTAACTCATCATATGGTGACTACGGTACTGTTGCTGAAGGAGTTGATGCAACAGAAGTAGCAGTTACTGGTACAGTTACTAATAGATCAACAGAAGCTAATGTAAAGAAAGTATTAACAGATAAAAATAAAATACTACAATTTGAATATACAAATGCTGGTGTTGGATACGCAAACGCTGACACAACCTCTACTATTACAGGTGGCAACAATGATGCTACTATTAGTGCAGAAAATGTGTATGACGGTGGCGTATATGAAGTAAGACTACTAGATCCAGCAAGTAATTTAGGTGGAGCAGGATACGTTACAGCAACTAACACTGCACAAATAGGTAACACAACACAAATTACAATTAGTAATACTGATGCAAGTTTAAGTGCAGTGTATGCAGGCATGGCTATCTGGATTGTTAGCGGCACTGGTGCAGGACAATATGCTTATATTAATGCTTATAATGCAGGAACTAAAATAGCTACTGTTCTTAAAAACAGTGACGGTAGTGCAGGTTGGGACTCATGTTACGGTGCAGCTATTGTTGCGGCACTTGATGCAACAACAGAATATGTTATTGAACCAAGAGTAGTGTTTAGTGGCGGCGGCGTAAGTGCATATGCAGATATTGCTAAATCTAGAGTAAAAGTTGAAGACGGAAAGGTCGTTGAAGTTAGACTATGGCATCCTGGTGTAGGATACAGTTCAGCACCAACATTCACACTAACAGATCCAAATAATACTGTTGATGTTCCGCATATTGTTAGATACGGAAACGGTGTACTTGGACAACCAACGTTTAGTGCAAGAGGCACAGGATATACAACAGCAACAGCTACAATAGTATCAGCAGCTGGTTATGCTGACTTTTATCAGCCAGGACAGTTTATTAAGGTCGACGGGCTAACTGCAATTCCAAAAGCAGGAGCAAACGTAGAAGTAGCTGGTATTGCAAGCAAATGGTATAAATTAGTTGGAGTAACAGCAGTAACTGGTAGCGGCAGTAATTACTCTGCACTAATACAAGTTAGTCCAGTTATTACTACTACAGAAGCACCAGAACACGATGAAGCTATAACTATACGTAGTAGATACAGTCAAGTACGTTTAACAGGACACGATTTCCTAGATGTAGGTACTGGTGGATTTACTACTACTAACTATCCAGGAACACCTAGTATAGTACCTGACCAAACAGATGAATCTAAAGACTTTGGCGGAGGAAGAGTATTTTATACTTCAACTGACCAAGATGGTAACTTTAGAGTAGGTGAGTTGTTTAGTGTAGAACAGGCAACTGGTAGAGCAACATTAAATGCAGATGCATTTAACGTAAGTGGTTTGCAAGAACTACAACTCGGTGAAATATCATTAGGTGGTACTAGTGCAAATATTACTGAGTTTTCAACTGATGGCACGTTTACAGCCAACAGCGACAGTATTATTCCAACACAGCGAGCTATTAAAACTTATATAGCAAGTCAAATTGGTGGTGGTGCTGGTGAACTAAATGTAAACTCAATAACAGCAGGATCAGTTAATATTATTGGTTCAACTATATCTCATACTACCAATCAAGAGATAAATATAACAACACAAGTAAACTATACAGGCGGCATAAGTGGTTCACCAGTCGCACTAAATATGTTTATACAAGGTTAATGGAGAAATAACAAATGGCCACAGGAAGAATAGGAACAGCGGATATTGTTGCTGCAACGAATACAACTATTTACACGTGCCCCGCATCTACATATACTGTAGCTAGTGTCAACTTTGTCAATAGAGGCAACGCAGTAGTTTTGCTACGTTTGGCAATTTGTGATACCAGTACACCGGGTAACGATGAATATATTGAATACGATGTCGAGCTTAATCCGAAGAATGTTTTAGAGCGTACCGGCATCGTAATTGACGCAGGCAAATTAATCGTTGCATACTCAAGCTCAGCTAATGTTAGTGCAGTAGCGTTTGGTATTGAGACAGCGGCATAAATATATAAAAGGACACTACAATGGGAAGATATTTAACAAGCACACTTAACTACGCAACAAATAATGTTGTTACTGGGACTAGTGTAACGGCAACAGTAAATCAGCGTATACTATGCACAGCGGGGAGTATTACAATTACTCTTCCTGCAACAGCAACTGAGAATGATACTATTCAAGTAGTTGATATTTCAGGTACAGCAGGTTCGGCTAATATTACAGTAGCTAGAAACGGGCATGAGATTCAAAACTCTGCAACTGATCTAACTATTGATATTAACAATGCATCGCCGGTACTAGTTTACTCAGGAGCAACTTACGGTTGGGTTCTGTGTGGATCATAATTCAGAAGGATAGGGGTATAGTCAGATGACAACACTAACAGCACTTTTAAGTGATATAGGACCGCAGTTCACTGGTAATGTACCACAGCGTTTGAAAGTCTATCATACTTCAGTAAATGATCCTGCAAACGGCGGATGCTGTTGTTTGTGGACAGTTCCAGCAGGAATGACATCAATTACTTTTGAACTATGGGGCGGCGGCGCATCAGGCAACGATGGTTGTTGTTGTGTGTACGAAGCATATCAAGGTACAGCAGGCTCTTATGTGCAACACAGAGTTGATACAGTAGCAGGCTGTCAATATAGAATTTGTGCAGGAAGTTCAACTTCATGTGCATACGAAATTAGTAATAACGGGTGTATAGGTTGTTCAAGTTATGTTTATGACGTGACAGCTGCAACAGTAATTGCTTGTGCATGTGGCGGCCAAGATGGAAACTCACAGGCAGGACACAGTAGTCCTTATGGAGCATATACTTGTTGCCATGGAAGAATTAACAAAGGTTCATCAGGTACATCCCAAGGCATCGGCGATGTAAAGATTGCAGGTATGGGCGGCACAGGAATGAGAAATCAATATTGTCACTCACAATTCTTTATGTGGGATTCCGGTGGATTCAAACAATTAGGCCGCAGAAACGAAGATTTATGTTCATGTTGGCATCAAGAAGGCAGACATGTCATGTGCACCAGTGGCGACCCATTTACTGGACAAAGTTTTCCAGGAGGACCTGGAATTTCAGCTATAGCTTGCGGCGGCGTTCATTATAATGGACAACCAGGCTCGGGCGGACAAGTCGTTGTTATATATAATTAATTTAAGCGAGGAAAGATAATGCCAACAAATACAATAACTAGTAGGACGTTTACTTACAAAGTACCAAACGAGCGTTATACGCAAAGTGATAGCGACAATGATACAGTTTCGCTGACGTACAATGGCCCGGATAAGGTTTTTTTGTTTGTTGACGCAGACGGAGAGAACAAAGGAAAACGAAGCCTAGCACTGCAAGAATTGCTGGAAGCAGATGATGGAGCAACAGTTCCATTACCACTAGGAACTGTTAGAGTAGAAGTTACTCTTGCAGATGATCCTTTGATAATGGCAATTGTTAGGCCTGGTGGCTCAACAAATACTGTAAACAATGATAGCGAAGTAACTGAAACAGTAGGTGCTTATACAGTTAAATATCAACTCAAACCAGACGTAGGTATAACATATGTACATGAAGATAAAATAGTTTATGACATAGATAATGAAACATGGGCTGTCCCAGCATATAGAGGTCCAGATGTAACTTGGACTGATGTTATTGAAAATAGAGATGCAATGTTAGAAGGATCTGATGGAAAGATTAGTCCGGATATGCCAAGTGCATTAAAAACTCCTTGGGTTAACTATAGAGCAGCACTTAGAGCATTACCAACTGTATTCAAACATGGTGAATCGGATGAGATTGAAGCTTGGAAAGTACAGTATCCATTAGCACCAGACACAAAGGCGGGTTAAACAATGTCAGCACTTAAAACAATGTTACAATATGGCGGCAGCAGCGGCACCGTTAATGTCGATACAATGGCAGTATATGCTACAAACGTCGACGATCAAAACAACTCTGGATGCTGTTGCTTATGGACTGTTCCAGCCGGAGTAACATGGTTTTCAGTAGAGATGTGGGGCGGCGGTGGCGGCGGTGCAGGCTCTTGTTGTTGCCAGTTTGGTACGCCCGGCGGAGCAGGTAGTTATTCAAGAAAAATTATTAACACTACAGCACCAGGCCAAACATATAGATTTTGTGCAGCTGGTTCAACATATTGTTCACAGGATTGCGGCAATGGCTGCGATGCTTATCCAACTTACGTATATGGCACAACAGAAGCTGTAAACATAGCATGTGCTTCCGGTGGCCATAGAGGCTGTAATTTTTGTTGGGGAGCAATTGGAACAACTTACATGGGATGTTCATCACATTTATGTGGATCTTGGTGCGGAGGCTTTGGATTCTGTGGCGCAATGGGTGCTCAGAAAGGCACAGCATTTTGTTCAGGAACAGCATATTCATGGGCCCCTACTGCGCCATTTGTAGGCAACTTCTTCCGTCCATCCAGAGATGCATGTGCGGGTTATTGTTGCGGATGTGGACAGCTAGGCTACTCACACTTTCCAGGAGGTGGCGGCGGTACTCCATCAAGTCATAATACATATAAAGGTTGTGGTGCTGCCGGAGCAGGCGGATTAATTTTAGTCGAATGGCATGCGGCAACTTAAAAGGATTAAGAAATGAGTAATTTAACAGATCTAATATACGGGTATGAAGCTGGAGGGGTAATAAAACCCGCAGAATTTTATATCGAAAACGACCAAAAATGGATCAAAGAAAATGGCGGCTGTGCATATGTTTGGACAGTACCCACTGGCAAGACAAAAGCAATTTTTGAAGTATGGAGCGGTGGCGCTGGTGGCGGATTTGCATGTTGCTGTACACAAGGTGGCGGCGGTGGCGGCGGTGGCTATGCAATGTATGAAGTAACTGTTAGTGGTGGTGACACGGTTTGTTTGTGTTCAGCAGGAACATCCGGTACAGATATGAGTTGTTGCCAAGGTTGGTGTGGATGTGCATCTACGATATGCAAAGAAGGTACTTGGTGTGGATGTGTAACGGGCGGTTTATATACTGCTAGATATCCAAGATGTAACTTGTCAATTAGTTGTTATTCATGTTGTTCTATGTGTGGATGTTGTGGCGGATGCGCCTACAATACCGGAGCAGCAATTACCACACTAGAACATACTCCAGGTAATTCTGGAATGTATCACAGTTCACAATTTTGTGTAGAAGCTGGATGGCAAGCAGCAGGAAATGCGTACGGACATCCAGGACCAAGACCACAAGGATCAAGTACTTGTTGTAACAGCTGCTATGGCGGAATTTGCGGAAACTATACAAGTTGTTGCGGACAAGCATGTATGATGGCAGGCTTCCATCCAGGAGGCGGCGGATTTGCAGCGTGGACTAATGACGGCACATGTAGATGCGGCGGGCCAGGTGGTGGCGGCATGATTTATGTAGTTTACTGGTAAGGAATAATTATGGCTATTAGAGAAATAATAAAAGATATAGACTACGATCTACCTGATGATATCTATCATCAAACAAATGTACTTTCAAAAAAGGCTTATGTAAAATACAAAGGCCCTAACAAAATATATGTTTGGATTAGTAGTATTACAAATAAAATTATGAGAGTTCAGAAGGCGCCAGAAGGCGAGCTGATGTTTAATAATGATATGCCAATGCCACAGGGTGATCATTATTTGGTAGAAGTAGATGCTGAAAGAGATATGGATTCAGCAGTTATTTGTGCAATGTTTGACGGTGTTGATCCATATTCAATTCCAGACATAGAAGAAACAGTGCCAGGTCAAACAAGCACGTATGTAAGAGACAAATATCCTATCCCAAATCACACATATGAGCTTACTGAAATTGAATTTTCACTAGCAAGTCACAGGTTTGTTACACCGTTTCCTTGGAAACAACCAATAGCAACTTGGGCAGAAAGACTTGTTTTCCGTGATAATACTTTACAAAATAGTGATAGATTGTACAGCGAAGATTTAGGTTCATCTTTAACAACAGCAGTACAAGAATATAGAACATATTTAAGGACAATTACAGAAGTAGTAGGTGTTGCATGGACTGCAACAGTTCCAACAGGTGGGGCAGGGTATGCACAAGGTGATATACTATTAGTTCAAGACCCTAAGTATAAAAATACTTCAGTAGTTGATGAAGTTAAGATAACTGTTGCAACTGTTAGTGGTAGTGGCGCTATTACAGGAATTAGTATTGAAAATAAGCGAGCATTATACCATCCTGAAGCAGCAATATATACTGAATGTTTCTTTGTAACTAACGGTGCAGGCACTGGAGCAAAAGTTACACTAACTAAAGTTAAACAAGTTGACCCGTGGAAAGTAGAATGGCAAGACCAACCATTACTAACTATTCATGGCGAAACTGCTTTAGCTTCAAAAGCTGATGCTGTTGTAACAAACACTGAAGATGCTAAAACACGGCATCAGGCAGAAGCAACATTTAACCCAGCTCATCCCCAAGCAGTAGAGTAGTATAAACTACATTATAAAGTAAAGGCGCTTAGGCGCCTTTCACTTTGACCATCTCTAGTACAAAACCTATATAAATATTCATATAGAAGCAATTAACTGCTTAGTTTATTAACGATAGGAATTAAGAAAATATGTCAAAGAGAAATACAGCAATTTTTATAAACGGCGGCGCTGGTCGAGTAGTATGTTCAATACCTGCACTAGAAAAATTTCACGAAGAAAATCCAAATGATGATTTTCTAGTAATATGTGAAGGTGGCACAGATTTTTTCAAAGGACATCCAGTATTACATGCTAAAGCATATGATCATTGGCATAAAAATTTATTTGAAGATAAATTAAAAACTATGAATATAGTAAGTCCTGAACCTTATAGAATTTGGGAATACTACAATCAAAAATGTAATTTGTCGCAAGCATATGACATTGCTATTAATAATAAAGGTATTAGAGATCTACCAAAACCTAATATTAGGTTAAGTAAACAAGAACTAATGCGTGGCGCACAAGTAGTTAAAGAAGTTAGAGCAAAAACAGAAAAAGAAAAAGTAATAGTAGTACAACCGTTTGGTAGAGGGATTGTAGAACAAGACGGTATGCTAACTGACCTTAGTGGAAGAAGTATTGAGCCAACAAACTTAGTTAACATTTTAAAAGAGCTTAGTAAAGAGTTTTCTATTATCTTTATGGGAGAAATGGCCATTGACTTTAAAGAACACGGACTTGATCGCCCTATTGCAGTACCAAAAGGAATAGAGTTACGGGACTGGTGTTCTATTATTGCTGAATCTCATCATTTTGTAGGCTGCGATAGTGTAGGCCAGCATATGGCATATGCATTTGGTATACCAAGCACTGTTATGATTGGAAGTACCTTTCCAGTAAATACATCTTATCCTAATTGTGAGACTGTTAATATTTTAGATATGGGAGAAGTATCTAGAGTGTACAGTCCTATTAGAATTACCCAGGATGAATATTCCGACAGAGTCAATGAAGGTATTATGCAAATGGACGATAAAATTGAAAAGCATATGATAGAAGAAATTACAAAGAACGTAAGTTAACTATGAAAAGATTATTTACATTTGGATGTAGCTTTACTTGGTTTGATTGGCCTACGTGGGCCGACCTACTTTCATTAGATAGTGAATATGAATTAGTAGAGAATTGGGGATTCGCTGGATTAGGTAATGTAGCAATAGCCCAGCGTATTTCTGAATGCCATTCAAAACATAACTTTACTAAAGATGATACTATAGTTGTTCAGTGGACTTCTCATTTAAGAAATGATTATCATAAAAGAGAAGGATGGGCAACTAAAGGTTCTGTTTTTAATATGCATAATATAGAATTTTATACTAGAAAATGGTATGATCAGTTCTTTAACGAACGTTCATACGTAATGCATTCACTAAATTCGATGACACTAGCACAAGGATTATTAAAATCTACAGGATGTAAATGGGCTATGACTACTATAGGTGATTTTAACAAGCTAGGAAATGACTTCTTAAAATTTGATGGTGACGGCGAAAACAGTACTGTTAGTAAAACATTGTTAGAAGAATATCCTGAATTTAATCATTATATAAAATCAATATGGGACGACAATAGTCAACATTGGACAACTCCTATAGGAAGTTTTTCATGGCAAGGTCAGCAATTAGGAGAAAATCAACATATTACTGATAGTCCTAATATTTACAAATTTGTTAACACAAACGAACGTACAAGTAAAGAAGAGCCGTATTGGTGGGATCCCCATCCGTCAACACACGCCCATGCTACGTGGTTACAAGAATGTCTATTACCGACCCTAGATAAAGAAATAACGCTTAACGATAAACAAAGTAGTATAATTAATTACGTAGATACTACATATAATGAAACCGAAATTGACCTATTCCAATTTAGAGAAAAGATAGATCATTACGTTACAGATAACAATTTTAACACATACAGAGGATATTAAATGTCAAGACCAATTTGGATTGCAGGAGTAGCTAGAGGACACAACTCAGGAGTGTGTTTGCTTAAAGACGGCGAGATTGTTTTCAGTATTGAAGAAGAACGGCTAACACGTTTAAAGTATGACGGCGGCCCTCTAGCTAGTATGTTAAAAATATTAGAGTACACAGATAAACTAGATCACTTAGTTATCTGCCATACAACCTCTTTAGAAGAGACAGCTGGAAAACTAGATTACTCTGGTGAAGATGTTTATACTGGACTAGCAAGAAAAATAGGATTGCTAGATGCAAAACAACCTGGAAATCAAGATAAAGTAATTGACGTGGCTATGTATCATCATAAGATGCATGCAGCAATGTCATTTTATAGATCAGGATTCGATCAAGCTGTAGCAGTAATTGTTGATGGAGCAGGCACATTTTTTCCGCTGAACAGCAGTGGTACTGATATGACTGTATGGGAAACTGAAAGCATTTACAAGTGTAGCTACCCTGCAAACTTTAAAACTTTGCATAAGAGTCTAGGTGCCCGCGAAGCTATTCCAGGAGGGCTAGCTGATAAGTGGGACGCCTCCAATTGGGGAGAACCAGGTGCAGAATATTCAGCATTTATTCATGATAGAGCTGGTATTGTAAAAGCATACGAAGCTGTAACAGAATATTGTGGGTTTACTTCTATTGAAGCTGGCAAGACTATGGGATTATCCCCTTATGGTAAAGCAAATAAAGAAATCCCCTCACTCATGGACAATGAATCAGCTTTGCCTGTGCCTTCAACAAATAGAAGTTTAATAGTTCCTAGATATCCAAACGGTGCAGTTATTAATAAAAACTTATATGCGTCATTATCTAATGACGATCTTGCATATGATCAAGAAGATGTTACATATCTTGAAAATAGAAGAGATTTAGCATATGCAGTACAGCAAGAAACACAAGAAGCTGTTGTACAATTAATTAGACATGCTGTTAAAATATCAAAATGTAAAAAAGTTGTTATTAGTGGCGGCTATGGACTTAACTGTGTTGCCAATTATCACTATCTAGATGCTCTTAAAGATGAAGGCATTGAAATTTATGTAGAACCTATTTCAAATGATGCAGGAACAGCAATGGGTGCAGCATTGTGGCAGCATTATAAGACTACAAAAGATAACACAGTTAATGAACGTGCTAATGATGTATTTTTAGGCCCTAAGTATGATTATTCAGAACAAGATATTTATAGTACAGTAGAAAAATATGATGCTGAAATTAAAAATGCAACTCACGAAGATATTGTTGAATTAATGAAATCAAAAAACATTGTTGCTAATTTCCAAGGACGTTCGGAAAACGGTCCACGTGCATTAGGTAATAGAAGTTTAATGTTTGATCCTACATTCAAAGATGGTAAAGATTTTGTAAATGAAATTAAGCACCGTGAATACTTCCGTCCATTTGCAGGTAGTATACTAGAAGAAGATGTACACGAATGGTTCGACCTACGTGGTATGGAAAGTTCTCCTACAATGATGTATGCTGTCAACTGCCAGCCAGGCATTGAAGAAA